AATTTTGCTATATTTCCTATCCTGACTGGGAGATTTGTATTTTCTTTTAATTTTGTTGTTCTTGGTTTTAATACATCAATAGAAGAAGTAGAAATTTTATCTACTTCAAATCCTCTTATATACGATTTTCCCGGAGAAACTTGAAGCACGTATATATTATCAGACGGAGTATTATCATTTTGAGTTAATTGATTTTCTAAATATATACCTCTATTTGATATTCTGTCATTTAAAGATTCTCTTACGTCAATTGCAAATGGTTTTGTATAATAATCTCCGGATTCGTCATAAGTTCTCCTTGCTAATTCATTTTTAAATACACTAAAATCTGTTTTATTTACAAATTTTTGAAGTATGCCATTTTCTACTCTAATAAGTTCTACAAAATCTTGATCATTTTTATCAGTTAATAATTTTTTATGAAGAATAGCAGAAATTTTAAATCGATCTGCTCCTGGTGCAGATTCATTAGAAAATCCTTTTGCATTATCATATAAGTCCGAATTTATAGAAGATGCATTTACTATCTCCTCCGAAATCTGAAGACCTATTCTATAACTAGGTGTATTTGTATATTGATCGAGAATTATGGTTTCTTTTAATACTTTAATAAAATAACCTCTAATAAAATATATTCCTTCACTAATTGATGCCGATGATCCAATTTTTGACGTATTGGTAGTAATACATCTAGCAAATAAACTATTAGCAAAAATACTAGATAACGAATAGTCAATATCAGACAATGTAATTAAATTTTCTCCATCTTGAAAAGTTTTTACGATTCCATCTGTTCCTGATGCAGTATATTTAACATAAATTGTATCAAAATTATCCACGGATTCATTTGATGTAATAAAATTAACGACATTAGCAGTAACGCCGGACAATTCTCCTTTAATTTCAATTTGATTATCAGAAAGAACTTTTAAATATTCTTTTACTGGAATATTTGAAAAAGTAGAATCAATTCTTACCGCAAAATATCTATCATCATAAAATGTTCCACCAGGAATTACGACAGAACCTTCCTTAAAAAAATATTGCCCAAATTTTTCAATTTGATTTTGTAAAATTGATTGTAAAGTTGTTAGTTCTCTAGATTGAATAGGAATTCCTGGTTTAAATAAAACTTTTCTATAGTTTTTATTTTCGTCGAAATCGTCAAAATATGGAGAAATGTTTAAATTGGTTTTTTGAGTCATTTTTTTAGAATTCTACTACGATTTTTAGCTCTTCTTTTTGTGACGAAGATCTTGTAATTGGTGCTCTATTATCAATATAAATTATTTCACCGGAATACTTTTTTATATCTGGAGTAGAAACTCCTGAAGTAAATGATTGGCCCAAATCGATAATTTTTCCTCCAATTTGAATAGTATTTGTATTAAAATTAGTATCAACAATTAACGCAGAACCTTCTACTTCTGAACAATTAATTGTTACTCCGGCTCCAACAAATTTAAAAAGTCTGTAACTATGAGAACTAAATGTAGAAAGGCCAACTGGTTGGTAATATTTTAAAACACCAGTATTTGGGCTCCAAGATGCAACATATCCAACAGCGGTAGAACCAACACCAACTGTTTGAGTAATTTTAGCATTTAGTGGATAATTAGTATCTGAGGTATTTCCTGCACCTATTGGTTTTAATTTCAATGCATCAAGACCAGTAGCTGTAGAAGTATTTATCAATTCGTTTTGACTTCCAAATATCACAGGATTTTTTAAAATTCCTATACGAGAAAAATTATTACCAATAATATAATCAGGATCGGAATCGTATTTAGAATATACCATTACTCTATATGCCCCAAGTTCTCGATATACATCATATCCGTGCCCTTTTTTTGGTGGGATAATAACTTCAATAATTCCACCAGATCCTGCAGTTATTTCTGGAGATCCACCAAATCCAATACCAAAATTTATAAATGCTCTAGTATATCCAAATCCACCATTAGTAATTGTAATTGTGTTTATTTCTCCTCCTGTGATTGTAATTGATGCCAACCCTCCGATTCCATCTCCAAGAATAGGGATATTAATAATAGTTCCAGTTGTTTCGCTATTTGCAGTTATGTAACCAGATCCTCTATTTTTAATTATTGCGGTTTCCAATTTACCATCGATTGAAGCGTTTTTTATTGTTTCTGTATTTATGTCTCCCCAGTTTTTCGGTAAAGGCATAAAATTTTCTGTCGCAAATTGTATAATATCTGATGGAGGTATCGTATAAAGATATTTCCAAAGATATCCATCAGATCCGTCTCCCACTGATTGTGGATTAGTGTCTACAAAGTTTGGTTCAAATAATGATTTTTGTCCTTTTGGATTTTCTGGATTCGAACCGTTATTTAAACAAATATAAACTCTATATTCCGAGTTTAAAATATAGAATCTAGAATCATATAATGTCTTAGAGTCTGTTTGTGGTGCTGCATTATCGATATCATAATTGTTCCTATACATATCATAATTAATACCTAATTCCCAATCAATTCTTGGAATTACTCTAGAAATATCATTAGATGTTATTCTTTTCAAAAATAACATACTATCGTAATATAAACTTTCTTGTTGAAATGAGTCCTTTGGCTCTGGAGGATCTGAGGACCAATTAGTATCTCCATAGTTTTCAACAGTTATGTTAGTTGGGTTGGGATGAGATAGGAAGGTGTAATATTGATTTGTAGTAGTTCCAATTCCAACAAAACTTTTAATAAAAGTTTCTGCATTTAATATTCTAAATTGGTCTGTAATTATTGCTGGCATGATATTTTTTTTAACTATTTATACTCAAATTAGTAAGATAACCTTAGTGGTAAAATTCTAGAGACATGTGCAGAAGTTTCTATTCCCGTAACACCATTTTGATTATTAAATTGAAAAGATTTCGAATTTAAAGATCTTGAAATATTAATAGAACCCCAAGTATATGTTCCATAATTATTTAAACTAGTTGAAAGGAAATTTGATCCTGTGTTTATTCCAGATATTGAAAAAACGTTAGAATATACACGAAGTGTAGACGCACCAATAGAAACAACATGGTTTGCATAATATACATTATCTATAAAACTATTTCCAATAGAAACTACATCAATTGAATTATTTTTAATTGATGTAGTTCCATTTCCAATAGTAGTATTTTCAATAACAAAATAGTCTCCTGTAGAAATTCCAGAAACGGTTACTCTTTGGGCAGAAGAAATATTTTTATCTAATGGAGGATCCGTAGAAATATTTGGATGTGGAATAATATCAAAAGAAATTGATGGCGATGTGGTTCCGATACCAACAGAACTTGTTCCGATTCCTACAATTAATCCATAGTCTCCACTATAAGACACGTTTTTGATTTTTTCTGTAATTGCGGTAGTTCCTACTCCAACAATAATAATATCATTTAAAGTTTGAGATAAATCATCAACTGTGCTGAAAAATGGAAAAGTATTTTTCACATACATTTTCGTATCTGTCGAAGATAATGATACAATTATATTTGTAGTTGGATTTATAATAGGTTCCAGATAATTTCTTTCTTTTGATATTTTTTCTCCATCGATAATAATATCCGATTTTTGCTTTGACCAAACAATTGGTCTCAGGAACGATTTGTCAGTAATTATTCCAATTCCACTATATGTTTGAGTTTCTAATGTATCTGCAGCAATTAATTCGTAAACTATTCTTTCTTCTTGAGATGGAATTTTATCTTTTTTTTGTAATCTAATTCTATCTCCTGGTTTAATTGTTTCGTCTACATCTACTTCAAGATAATCTGATTCAGAACCAGTATAAAAATAAATTTTAAATTTACTTCCTGCTTTTGGTGCTTCTGAAAAACTTAATCTTGTCCCACTTGTAAATTGATAATCAATATTTGGTTTTTGTAAAACATTATTAATAAATATTAGAAGATTATTTGCTAATAAAATTCCAGAACCATCTTTGGCAACAATACTATAATATTCTTTATTTACTATAGTTCTTGTCAATAAAAATGATCTTCTAACTCCATTAAAAAGATTACTAAAATCATCAAGTTCCAAAAGTTGTCCCAAAGTCCAACCAGAAAATTTACTTTGATATCTATTTTTAATTGTAATGTTAAATGCTGAAGTCCCTATTCCAGTTCTGAATGGTATTCCAGAAAGAGTTAATACATCTCCAATTGAATATCCGTATCCTCTATTTTCTAAATTAAATGAAATTATACTACCACCTGTTCCTACTACAACATTCATTTTTGCATTAACTCCAGTTCCTCCACTTAAAGTTAGATTAGTGTAAGGTGCTGGTTCATCTATAATAACTATTGGAGGACTTGAAGTTGTATATCCACTACCAACATTTGAAATACTAAATGAAGTTACTATCCCATTAGTAATTAACGAAACAATAGATGCACCAATTCCGACACCTAAAGTATCTGCAATTGATACTTTAGGTGAAAACCTATATCCAGACCCACCGGTTGATAATCCTATAGACTGTATAGTTCCTCCAGAAGACACCACAGCATACCCGAATGCTCTACTTGGGGGTTGATATCCACTTCCAAGTCCAGTAAAAAATTCATTTATAACTCCACCTTTTGGTAAATCTTCAAGATAAGATCCAGTAAAATCAATTGATTGTCCGGTTCCTACTATTTCATAATCAGATTTCAAAAAAGATCCAACATCACCATAAAATGGTTTTTGGAAAATATTATTAACAAGAATAATACCAAAACTAGATGAAATGCCGCTAATAGTTTGATTATTATTTTTTAAATTAAATTGACTGGTTTGACTATTAAAATTTTCTGATATATCATCAATGATATAATTCGTACTATAATCCAATCGATAAAAAACTCTTCCCGAAAATGTAGATCTTGTAGTTATTTCTCCAATTCCAGTTGGACCATATGGAGGGTCTGAAAAATATATAACTCCATCTTTTATCAAGTAATCACCAGAAAGAACATTAATTGCTGCTCCAACTGTATGTGCCGAAGATACAGTCCCCATCTGCCCTCTAGTAACATTGAGAGAATTTGTAGACCCAATTCCTACTAAAGATACTTTTATTATTTCGTTTTCGATTTTAACTAAAGATTTTCCTTGTATTTTTGATATATTCGAAAGATATATCACTGTAGTTCCTATCCCTACCGATGAAGCAAGAGAAACTATGATATCTTTTCTAGATACAGGGCTTTGTATAATATTATCAATAGAAATTATACACCTCGTAGTAGCAAGGTTGCTTTCTACAGATAAAGTATGAACAGTTCCCACCCCTGCAGATATAAATGTGATTGCGATTCCCGCAGTCGCTTCAGTTTTTCCTATAGCTAGTTTAATTAAATCTTTTGTAATTTTAATTGCATATACTGAAGATGGAAGAATATTAGTATTGCCAATTCCAATAACGTTCATAGTTACGATTCCAATTGGAGTTCCTCCATTTGGTGAATATATTAAGTTTTCTCCTGTATTAAACTCGTGATCATTTATACTAATATTGGATAAAGGTGTTGTTATTTTAGAAGATTCAAATTTTTTATTTAAAACCGTATTTCCGGAAGAAGTTAATACGAATGAAGTTATTCCAATTATTCCTCCACCGACAGTAGTCGTAAATCCGGTAAATTGGGGACTTATGTCATCAAGCAATAAAACTTTATTGCTAATAGATTCGTTATAGTCGGTAATAACTTTAGAATCAAATTTAATTATTTTTGATAAAGATTTATCATCAGTATCCTCTGATGCAAGATCATAATAAAATCTATCATATACCGAAGATTCGCTAAAAATTTCTACATTTAAATCGACCTGAGATGTGTCGGAATTGACTTTAACTGTGTTTCCTATTCCATTTAAAATTTGTAAATCTGAAAAATTCTTAAATCCAGATGTATGTGATATACTATTTACGGATTCTTTCCATACATTATAATCAATTTCGCTTTTTATTGAATATGAAAATCTTTGATAATAATCATTATCATGAATTCTTTGGTTATTGATACTAAGTTTTCCTTTATCATTTTCCCAATCTATTGATTTTCTTGATATACTATTTACTTCAAAATCAAAATCGAATTCGTATATATTTTCAATTGAAGATTTATAATTTCCTAAATTTCCAACTACTATTTTATTTTTTTGAAATATACCTTGAGGATTTATGATTTTTAACGTTTGGGAAATTGGATCCCAACCATTTTTAGCAACAAATCCATAAGCATCTCCAGTGATTTGAGTTATTTTTTCTCCTTCAATAAATTTAACTTTTTCAAATTCTGGACTGTATATTGCCAAATCTGTAGATTTTATCACTCTTCCAAAAATATTAGTCGAATCAAAAGACCCTCCAGTACTTCCGATTCCAGAAATAGAATACGTAACACTCTCAGAACCACCTATAGTGTTAATTCCAGTAACAGTAAAATACCTATAATTATAATCACTAGAATTATATCCATCTGCATTATTTGTAATTTTTACATTTTCTACATAAATTTTATCACCCATAGCAAATGGAAATTTAGAAAATCCAATAATTGGTGATCTAAGAAATAAAGTATTTAATCCAAATTCAGAAACTGCATTTAAAACTGATACTCCATTTGAATTTATAGTTGGTATAATTCTTAAATTATCCGAAAGTCCGCTATCATTTGAAATAATTTGAACTTTAGATACGGAATTTCCTTGCGTACTGGTTTTAGTTAAGATGTTTGGATTTCCAATTGCAATAGTTTTTGGTGCTGACGTATAATTTGCTCCTCCATTATCAATATTGATATTTTTTAAAGTCAAAATATTAGATAGTCTTAAAATAATATAAGAATCTACTTTTGGTGCTAATGTTTTATTATTTGTAAACTCTAATCCTTGATTTGTAATATCAACATCTAAAATTTTTCCAATGTTATCCGATTCTGTAGATAATATAGCATAATTGCCAGATATTGTTTCTATTGATGATACTGTTGGTAACTTTAAAATATTTTGTTCGGAATTAATAATTTTTATAGAATAAATCCCCCCCGTCTCTTTATTAGAATTAGTAGAATAGTATGCAGTAGATAGTCCAGAAATATTATAGAATGTAGTTTCTGCACTTCCAACTAAAGTAAATGATAATGTAGTACTTCCAATACCTGAAATTCTATGGACTCCATTAATTTTTGAGTCTACGATTTCAATACTAGAGTAATTCAAAACTTCAGTATTTACTGATGATGGGTAGGTAGTTGTAAATTTTAAATTATTACCTTCAATTCTATAATATAATTTTTTCGGTAAAGAGTCTTTAACGGAAATATTAATTTTAGTCGATGGGTTGGTATCTCCAAATACTCCAATTTTTCTAATTAATGTAGATTGATATCTTGACTTAAAATCAGAATCAGTATAAAAATTAATATCATAACCAGATAAACTCGTATCAGAAACTGCAATAGAAACATTATTTCCTTCATAAAAGGTTAATTTTGGATTAATCTTTGCTAATTCGTGAGTTCCGGATCCAAATGAACTTATCCCAATATTTTCATATGGAAATTTAATTACGTCAAAGTTATTTTTTGCAATCTTTATTAAATTATTATTTATTTTGATTATATGATATATTCCATTGTTTTCGAGTGGTGTAATTGGATCTGCTGCAGTGTAAACTACCAAATCTCCAGTTTGATAGTTGTGATTAATAATTGAAATATTTGAATTTGAAGTACCAACACCGACTGCAGTGGATGCAAATGAAACTTGGTTCGTCACTAATTTTTTAATAATGCTATTAAATTTAAAGTTATAATAATCAAATTTATTAGAAATAATATTTAATTGGATTATATCATTTTTTATGAGATTGTGAGGTTCACTTAGTGTAATACTTACACTTGTTTTTTTAACTTGTCCGGTTATCTTATCTACAATTGTTTCGAGTTTGTGATTATTTCCAGATACAGAACTGAAATAAATGTAAGAAGTCGAAAAACCTATCTTTGATGTAGATAAACCAACAAATTCGTTACTAAGTTTTACGCAGTAAAAAATACCAACATCACTCAATGAAAAAGTCGGACTTAACGTAGAGTTGCCAGATGCAAAAATTGTTCCACCGATTGCAGCATACGATACTAAATCACCAGTTTCAAATTGATGATTCGGTAAATAAAGTGATCTTGGAGGAATTGATTTTCTAATATTATCACTTCCAGATGTTCCCACTATCACATTACTATAAGTAGTTCCAATTCCAACAGATTTCGTAGAATCAAAATAATATAGATTACTGTTTTCTTTATTTTTATTTTCTAATTTTTTATTTACGTTAAATGTAAATTCTTTTGGAAATTTTGTTACTAATTTACCAAATGTATGTGATGATCCAACTGAATTATCATAACTCCTAATAACTCTATACTTATTATTATATTCATCAATGTTAATGATAAGCATCTTTTCAGATCCAATACCAATTATATCATTTATTTTAATATTTTTATTAGATGGTGGTTCTGAGATTGAAATGAATGTAGTAATTCCAGTGGTTGCAGTACTTCCAATTGCACTAGATAATGAAGACACAAAAGAAGTGATCCCAATAATTCTAATTCCTTCAATATTTTTATAAAGTGAAGATGAAATTCCACTTATTTCTACAACATCACCATCTATAAAATTAAGAGGAGAGGTGCTAAATGCAGTAACATTTGTTCCAAGAAAAGAAAATTCCAAATTATTATTCATTATTTCTGTCGTTGCGATTGAAATAATATTTTTACCTAAAATCTCATCTACGACACAATTAACAGAATTTTGATTTGAGAAATTTAAAATATCGCCGACTTTATATGAATTTCCAGGATTTATTACATTTATAGAGGAAATGCCAGAAAGTTTAGTTAATTTTACTTTTACATTTGCATTTGAATTTAAAGAATCCATTAGAAATGGATAATTCCTATAAGTTTCTTTTAGTCCTAGTGGAGTTATATTTCTTTTGTATTCTCCATTGTTTATATATGAATCCGATTGATCAATTAATACATCATAGTTAAATAAATCTGAAGAATTATAATGTTTAATTGTTATATATGGAAATGCTGGATTGTTATTGTCGTCTAAAGTAGAAAAATAAGCATAAGTTCCATTAGGAAAATCCGAATTTATAAGATATCTTCCATTATATTCGTCCAAATCTCCATTTCCATTATAAAAATAATCATCTATAAAATAACCAGAAGGATATCCCGAAGGTCTTAGACTATTATCTAAATTTTGATTAAGTTCATAGCTAGATTTTAATCTTTTTGTTCCTCCAGTTCCAGAAGAGTCTGGAATACTTTTAGCATTTCCGCATGGTCCATAAATTGGATTTCCATCATACGCCCAACCAATAATTGGAGAGTGGGATAATCCCTCCAATAATTCTTCAAATGTATTTGGGTCCAAATTATCATTTAAAATTTTACGAATTTCTTTTGTAGCGTAAAAAGAACAAATTTTATTCTGTTTTAATTTTGTTTCAGACGGAACCTGCAAAGTTCCCTTATAAATTTCTTCATTTAAAACATTTTTATATCTTTCTACTGAATTGATTTTCCATTCGTGTATATTTGAATTAAATATTGCACCAAATCCTGCAGGCAAAACTCTAATATATGTTTCATTTTTAGTGTATCCTTTTCCGCTATTAATAATTTCTATTGAAGTTATTTTTCCATTTAAAACATTTGATTTTAATTTAGCATATTTTCCAGAACCAATAACTTCAAGTATTGGTGGAGTAGTATATTCCAATCCAGAGTCTAGAATCCGAACATCAACTATTTCTCCATTTGTGTTAATAATTGGAAAAAGATCTCCATTTATTCCAGTTTTTAATAAAATTGATGGTTCTTTTATATAATTGATAATATCCGTTACCCCATATCCAATACCTCCGTTACTTATGAATATGTTTTCTATTTTTCCTCTAGATACTGCATACGCTGTGGCATCATAATATAAAGGTTTTATAGTATTCCCAATACCAGTAGGTCCTAAAATATTAACTTTTATTTCAGGATAATTAAAAGTATGTGTTCCTACTCCAATACTTTTTAAATTTTCATAAATTTTATTGTTAAAATTATCATCCGAAATACTAGATGCAACTCCGGCATTACTTAATTTGAATTTATTCGAATCAATAACAAATACATTGTAATATGATGAAGTAGAAAGTCCTAAAATTTCAATACCACTATTGGAATATGTTACTAAATCCTTATTCTTGAAATTATGATTTTTTGCATAAACGTAATTATCATAAGTGTTGATGCCTACAAATGTTTTATATATATTTTCTCGATTTATTGGTGGATAAGGTTGTGCGTTAATTACTACCTTATTATTTGAATATAATGATCCTTGATTGTTAATAACAATTTTATCAATAATTTTTCTATTTCTGTTTGAAGTAAATGTATGTGTATTATTTCCAAATGATACAAAATCTATTAATTCTGTTTTTTCAATTGCTCTTTCCTTCGTCGATGCAATAGAAAATGAAGTATTATCTACTTTTGCAACATAATAAATTGCACCATTTGATAATCTAGAAGTAGAAAATCCTACATTGGTACTTCCAATCCCAATTGCAACTCCATTTGAAGTGTATATTATTTCTTCTCCATCTAAAAATCTATGATCATAATCTAAAATAATTTTATTAAGAAAAAGATTGACATTTAAATCAGAAAATGATATAGAGTGCCTAAATGACTTAAGCGTTGCTGAACACTCTGCTCCGATTCCATTACCACCAGAAACAGTAACGGATGGTATATCCGTATAATCAAATCCAGGAGATGTTAAAATTATTTCGGAAATACTTCCCTTAATGTGTGCATATGCTTCTGTTCCACTTCCCGTACTATCTACTACAGAAACATCTGGAGGATTCGTAATATCATAATTATTTCCATTATTTAATATATTAATTTTTTCTAGTTGACCGTAAAATACCGAATCATTATTAATTGGAGAATGCAATTCGATTCCATTAACTCCAACTCCTATTTGACCAGTAATATTAATATTATTTTTTGAATTTTTTGGTGTTTTTAGTATTCTCCTAAAATTATTTTGATTAATAAGAGATTTGTTGAATAAATCTGATGGAGAAATTATATGAGTATCATTACCAGACCCATTGAAAGACACGAAAGAGTTATTAGATAAATTTGATTTGTTTAATGTTAATTTTATAGTATCGTTATTTATTTTTTTTACATAATAAAACCCACTACCGATTCCGCTAATTCCACTAGAATTAGTTAAAGAATTATAATAAATTTTATCTCCTGTTATGAAGTTATGCTCATTGATGTTAATTGTACCAGAAGATGCGCTAGATGATGCAAATATTTTAGACCTATTTGTAGTTTCTATTGAGGAATATGATGGAAATCCAGAGAATGCAATATAAGTATTTTGATCTTTATCAATAAATGAATTCTGAATATCTGCAAGTAAAAAACTTAATTTGAGATTATCATTTACATATTTTAAATTTTTCTTAATAGTATAATCACCGAATGAATTCAGTTGACCACTCAAAATTTTAAATTTATTATTATCGAGTATTTCAGTTACTTTAACATTAGTGATTACAACAATATTGGTCTTTTTGTCGATTATATCAATATTATCATCTTTATGTAAAAAATGATAATCTTTTGTTGTAATCGTGTTAGTATTTGAATCTACAGTAAGAGTATCTACATATGTTACATTATTATGAAACCAAGTATTAAATTTTTTATCTAATAGAGAAACTTTTTCTCCAAGATATTTAACTCCAAAAGAATCATCTGCATTAAAATATTTAGTATTAGATACTCCGACAGAAACGTTGGATATAGATCCAACGACTCTCATTTGGCAGATACTATTTGTATTATTATTTTCATATCCATAAACGAATTCGTCATTTATAATTTCTATATTTGAAGATATTGATGTTGTTAATCCAGAACAACCAAAAAACTGATTGTGAGATTTTGACTGATATGATACCTCTTGGTAATTTTTATTGTTAGATAAGTAATAAAAATTACCAGAAGTCGGAAATCCAAGAGTAGAATCCACAGTAACTACTTGCGGACTTGTTGGTCCAATTACTCTTGTTTTATTGTTAATATGAAATTTATTAACAATAGTGTCTTTAGAAAAACTTATTTTATAATATCTTTTATTTGCTAGAAATACTTCTTCAACATTTGATACAGTTCCGTTTGCAGTTGGTAAAATAAAAGAATTTTGGTATATTGTAGTATCTTTTAAATTAATTGGATTACCAAAAATAGATTCGACTATCATATTATCAAATACTTTCCATTCTGCATCTGATGCAACAATTGTATTATCGAAAGGTTTTAATATTTCTACATTTTTTCCATATAAAACTTTAAATAATATTTTTAACGATGTATCAGTTCCCTTAGAACTATAAAAGTCCCTTGCTCTACCTAAAATGTTTTCAATTGATACTTTTGGTGTAAAATTTCTATTTTCAAATCCAGGAATAAAATTATACTTATATTTTTGAAAAAATTCTAACAAAAATAAAAAACTTAAATTATATACATTCGAATTTGATGCATGAATATTTGCTTCAGTTTCCGTAAAAGTTAAAAATTCTGGATTACCTTTAGTTTCAATTTCGGAAATTCCACTAAATCCTCGAACACAACCAGTAAAAGTATTTGTAGTCAATCCAGTATATGTAATAATTTCATCATCTATTTTTAAAAGTCCATATGTATTAGGAAATCCTATAGTACTATTGACTAAAATTGTTTCATCGAATGATAAAATTTCAGAAACAGTTTTTACTTGAAAAGATGCGACATTTATTGAAGAATATGATGAAATATTTTTATATGATGGAATATTTTCACAAAGATTTATATTTCCATAATCATGTTCTTCGGAAATATAATATTGTTTTAAAAATTCTAAAAATAATGGATTTTCGTTACCAATAAAATCTGGTATTTGACTTTCTAAAATATTTGAAATTTTAATTTTTTTATTAGTCATCTTTATCTTATATATTTTTTATTATTAATAAAACTTGAAGGTGGATTGTAAAGTGTTCCGGATTTGTTTGATCCAGATGAAATAGTATCTTCAATAAGAAACAAATTACTATTTCCTGTAGTATCTAAAACAATATAAAGATTTTCTTTTGAAATTATGTCATTTGATTCGGGAATGACTTCTATTTCGATTCTATTTAATAAACTTGTTGACGTTATTGTTATTGGATAGATGATTATTTCTCCTTTTTCGTAATTTATTTTTCCTGCATTGTTGTTTATAAAATTGGGTTTTCCATTATCTAAAGTAAAAAATCTAATCTTACCAACTAATTCACTAGAGTTATCAGGAATATCTGTTATGTATATATCTCCGTTTATCCCATCAATTTTAAAAGAAGATGATCGAATATTGAATCCCTCACTATCTGCATGAAATTTATTCCCATAACATATTTCATAATTTGCAATAACATTATAAGAAGGTAATAAATTCCTTCTCATTTTTAAGATAGTTATATTAGAAGTAATCCCTTTATCTACATTATCAATTATAGAAGTAAGTTTACTATATTTTAGTCTTCCTCCAAATGAGTTAATATCTGGAGATTTGGAGTAAGATTCGATAGTCAATTTAATTCTTGAGTCGAGATCTTCTTTATTTGAAATAAAACTTGGATTATAAGATACTGTAGAATCGTATTCTACGTACAAATATTTCAAATCTATAAATTCCTGCTTAATTCCGGCAACAGTGTATTTTTTGAGATTATTTTTTATGAAATTTTTTGTAGTGTTTGATAAAAATTCACCATTTTTTGGCTTAATTGTAATAAAAACTTTTCCATATTGCGGCGGATCTAATTCCTCTCCACCATAAGCACTTACCGAGTCTACATTTCCATACAAAAAAGGAATTAGACTAATATAATCAGTCGCAGTTACTGCTCTATATTGTGATGCATAAATTCTAGGAGCTAAGTATTTAATATTATCTACACTTTCAATATCGTCTCCGGTTTCCGAAGACCTCACTGTAGTTAAAAGAGATATTCCAGAAGTAATTGATTTATTTTTTCCACTCTGTAAATATGACAAATTACCAGAAAAAGTAAAATTGGTTGCTCCATTTCCTTCTATTCCATTGGTTGTAATATATGATACTATAATTTCGCTTCCATCTTTTGGTTTTTTTCCAAAAATGTCATCACCAAAAATAATTTGATATTTTTCATCGTTGATTTCTTGAACTAAAAATATTTTTGAGGATGGATTGACATTAAAAATATTAGAATATAACGAATAGTTATCTATAGTAGTAGATTTTACAGAGACGCGAATCGTTGAAGTATCTATATTTGAATTTGGTAATATGTATTTTGCATCTGATTGGGAGTAATCAACTATAAAAGATTTTTTTAAATAATTTCCTTCATAAATTTCAATGTTAGAGAATGAAGCAACTCCATTATTATTTGGAGTAACTATAATATCATCTGGAATTGAAAAAATATAATTACCACCTTCTACGGAACCTAAAGATACTACTCCAGCGTGTAATTTAACAGATTTTGCAGGTAAATTATTTAAATCTACATCAAAATTAATTTTTGCAATTGCTGCTTTTTTTGATCTTGGAACATATCCAATATTTCTTGCTAATGAAACTACATTTTCCCTTAAAGTAGCACTATCAATGAACGATTCATTGATAGCCATATTAGTATTATATGCAGTTACATATGAATTATATGCAAGAGTATCAATTAAAATAGAAAAATTAGATCCCTCAAAATCAAAATCAGTAAAATTGGAATTTGCCCTCAGATAGTCTTTAATCTGAGTACGTATGTCTTTAAAATCTAAATTAGTAAACTGATTGAATGACATTATACTCTAGTTGGTTGTAAAATAAATTCTATATTTTGAATAGGAAAAGGCAATCCAACAATATCATATGAAATTTTTATATTTAAATCATTCGAATCTTCTATAAATTCAAGTAAAATATTTTTTAGATTAATTCTTGGTTCGAAATTTTTAATTAATGTGATTATTTCTTCTTCTAAAAAAGAAAACAAATCAGAATCAGAAAGTTCAAATAAAGAATTTTCTACTGATGTTCCCAATAAATCATTAAAAAATCTTTCGTTCAAACGTGTTCTTGCTAAATTGATTACAGATTTTTTAATAGCATCTTCATTTTTTAAAATAATCAAATCATTAGTAACTGGATGTTTCGTAAAGGACAAACTAATATCTTTAAAACTACGAGAAATTGTTACTGCCATTCATTT